CTCAAGGCCATCTGGGACTCCCTGCGGTTTGAATCGGCGAAACTCGGAATATTGTGCAGGGTCACTTTGACGCGCTGCGTGTTCGTTCTTAAATGGCATTCATCATCTCCTGCTATGCTGAGGATCTTAGGTTGCACGTCTTATTTGCGCGAACATGGAATGTAGCCCCGAATCTGTTGTCATCTGGACACGCACCCCACTCGCAAACTTGAAGCTCATTTCATGGCTCCTCTGTCAATGTACTGCTCACTATTGAGCTAGTCTCACTTTATCATATACGCGAGTTATTCCTTGCTCATCTCGTCGGACGAGAGAGCTCGTTGCGTCGGGATTTCTCGTGTGCATGCGATCCTCTTCAAACGCGACGATTCCCTTCTCATTGAGCAAGTTCAAGTGATCGTGGAGATGCCCCGTCTCGATATCCATCCCCGACTCCCTCAACCCCGCTTCCAGATCCTTGATCGATGTCGCATTGGATCCCAGTTTACGCACTACTTCTTGAGATACTTCTGCGAGAGAGAGAGGTCGTCCATTCAATTGAACGGTCGCGGGAGTATCGGGGAGATCTCGCTTGGGACCATTGGCAGGTTCTACATGATACATCATGTTCCCCTGAAGCCTACTGATCAAGTATTCAGGATAATCCACTTTATCGAGTCCCTCGGTCCACGGCTTGAGGGAGATGATGTTTCGACTACTGGCTGCGGATAACAAGTCCTTCAGCTGTCCAGGGCGAATCGACACCCCGCGCTGATACAAGGCCCCATGAAGGTCCGCTATATTGAGGCGCTTCGTCTTGGATTCAGTCTCTACAATGTCCGCGACGATCTCTTGTAGCGTGCGCTTACTCATCAACTGCCCCGATGAATCAGTCACTCCGCTCGGAGAAGCTGACTGCGCTGTCGGTTTGGGATCCTCTGAATCGGCCGCTCGAGTGTCAACGGTCTCGGTTCCGCCGAGAGCACGCAGTTTTCGACGTGCTTGCGCTATCTGCTTTTTAGTCCCCCCGCGTCGCTTCACCTGCTCTAAGTTTTGTCTGGCCTTGTCTCGTGCTTCTGCGAGTCTGCGTTGATACTCTCGATTTATGTCACTAAAACGTTGAGGCTCGGACTCTTGCGCGATCTCAGGAGCATCCGCGCCCCGTGTCTCCTCGCGTACAGAAGGGTCTTTATCCTCAGTACCACCGAGAGCGAGCAGTCTCCGACGAGCGCGAGCGATCTGTTTTTCAGAACCTCCACTTTGCTTCACTTGTTCGAGATCCGCACTCGCCTTGTCTCGTGCATCTGCGAGTTTGTCGCTCACTCCATGAACCTCGTTCAGTTTCGCAGCAAGTTCTCGTTTTGTAGTCTCGACGACTTCGCCCTTTTGCGGACCGTCATCAATCACGTACTTCACCTTATCGCCGTCCACAGACTCGATGTGTCCATGAAACTCAGCGCCATCTTCAGTCGATAACGCGAACTTCGTCCCTGTAACTAGGTGATCTTCGTGAAAGGCATGCTTTCCACGATGCGTATGATCCACTCGATAAATGTATCGGTAGCGTCGGCCCTTCGGAGTCATATATGGGATACGTTTGATATAGCGATGCCCCATCCCTTTCATCAGGGCACGCACCCAACTCGCAAACTTAAAACTCATTTCATGACTCCTCTGTCAACGTCTCGGGCCGTCGCAGTCTTCCGTCTTCAGTCACAACGAAACCCTGGGGAACTGTGATTGTATCACATCGACAATTTGGATGGACGGGGAACACGGTGGGGAGCCAATCAGCGCGACTTCGCCCCACATTGACCCCGTTAGCAGTCAACTCATCGACGGCGAAGACCCGAGGTCTTCCATCTTCGGTGAAGACACGCAGACACTGATCACACGCCCCGCTCTCGGGGATGCGAGCAACCTGCGCTTCGTCTCCATATGCCTCGCTTGCCGCGATCACGCGCCCCTCGTTGTGCGCTCCCTGTAACTCGGTTTGAGCGATGCGCTCCCAGTTATGCGCGTAGTACTTCGATCTATCCGCAAGTGTCCCCGCAAGCCGACGCGCATCTCTACCACTTGCGCTCTCATTCGCCGCTTCCTCTCGGAGTATGGCGAGCATCTCGGCTCGTTGTTCGGGGTTTACCTCTTCAATGATCTCCTCACCCTGCCAACCCTCCGCCGCTACGTTTTCAAGCTCCTCACTCAAAGCGTTTCCTAGTCCTCTGATGTACTCTCCCGCCCGTGAGGAAAGACGCTCATATGCTCCCCGCTCAGCCACGCTCATCCAATCGGGAGCGGGAGGAGGAGAACGCGGGGGAGCATCCTCTGGTTCCTCTGGTGCTGAGGGAGTCGCGATTTCTGGAACCTCGACCGTTGAACGCTCTGTGTTTCTCAAGTCGCGGAGCTGCACAGAGACTAGAGGCTCAAACTCCTCGATCCCCTGCTCTCTGAGTTCTGCGAGGCGATCGGGGTTATTTCCGAACACATGAGAGGCGAGCAACATGAACTCATATGGAGGCACGTCCGCGAATGTTAAGAGGTCTCCAACGAGCTCCGCTTCTCGGAGTTCTGCGAGTCTCTCTTCATCGAGACCCGAGCCCTCCTCCCCGAAGAGCTCAACGAGAAAAGCATCATGGTGCAAAGCAACGAGTTTTCGAGTCTCCGCCGCGAGTTCCTCACGAGTCATCGGACACCAGCCTCTCAAGATCATCTCCGAGAGCACTCAGGCGCACTTCATAGAGGTCGCGCATTCGCGAGGCGAGCTCCGCGACGAGGTCGATCTCTCCCCCGCGTGCTTTGCTCATAGGCTCTAGCGCCTTTTTTGCCTTGCGTCTCGGGTGGTCTCGGTGCAGGAGATCATCGTCCTGAGTGTACTTTTTGTTGCCTGCTCCCATGACGATCTTCAGGAACGCATTAACGCGAGCATAAGACCAAGAAGACCGAGTTTGTGAGGGTCGATGAGACACAGAGAACGCGCCCGCCCCGCGTCGCCAAACGCTTTTCAGTTGAGCAAGTGTCACTCGTTGCCAAGCTTTATCCGCGTTTTCGTTGTGCTCTTTAACCTTTGCTTTAAGTGCATCGATGACCGAGTCTGACAGCTTAATTGAAGCACCACTCGACGCACTTCGCGCGGAGCCCTTCGGGTTCTTCTTACTCCCCTTGATGCGCTCATGAGGCTCCGCAGGAGTATCCGCTCGCTCATTCCCCTTACTCATCGCGCTCTCTATCGCTGAGTCTACGACTCGCGGGAGTGCCCTCGTAATGCGCTCAATCAGCTCTTCGCGGGATAGGTTTCCTAGTTCCTCCGCGCTCGCTTCTAACGTCACTTTCATTTCTTCTTCTCCTTCTCGTCTGCGCTCTCCATCTGCTCAACAACTTTAGCGGCCCATCGGTCTCCCGCGTCTCCTCCCCAAAGAAGCCAGGAGATATAAGAGGCACTTGTCTTGTCGTCGTGATAGCCGCGAGTCTTGTAAGTCCGATGACGATTAAAAAAGGCCCTCATACGTCGTACTGATTTCGGGGTCATGCGGTCCCCACTCACGAGGTCATTCGCTCGCTGAATCCCCGAACCAATCCCCAACTCTCCCGCCTCTTGCGTTCCGATTCCTCCGCGCCCATGTTCCTCTCGGAGATCAAGTCCGCGTTGCGCTGCCTCCTTGACTCCCTTCGGTGGCTTAAAGTTGATGTGTGAGTACTTCGCGGGATAGCTTTTAAGGATCTCAGAGTAACTCATATCTCGACACTCACTCTCACGAGTCCTTGACTCTTTCCTAAAGCGTCCTCCTCCTCTTCGGCAATCCCTGAGCCCTCATCCTCCATGCTCTCTTCAGCAATCCCTGAGCCCTCATCCTCCATGCTCTCTTCAGCAATCCCTGAGCCCTCATCCTCCATGCTCTCTTCGGGTTCTCCAAACGAAGAGACTTCGCCCTCTGCGCCATCGCTTCCCATGAGCGCAGTCACGAACGTCTGATTCATGATGATGTCGCCACCTGACTTCAGAGGCTCAAGCCCTGCATCTGCGCGTACTTCGTTGATCGTGAGATAATGGCTCACTTCGTCGACTCGTCGCTTGAGCTCACTGTCTGCGGATTTCGCGTCGAGCCCGACGAACCTGAAGCTTAATTCGGGGCCGATGGGATGAATGATCCATCGGTTGATCCATCCCTGAACCTGCCTCAATAACGGACGCAAGCCCCGATCCTTCGAGGCGAGGATGCGCTGCTCTGGTCCTCCCTGACTCAAAGAGGTCGATACTCCCTCCGCGCCGAAGACGAAGCCGAGCTCGGCGGGGTCAATCTGATAAATCGCACATGCAACCTTCGTGAGATAACCCATCCAAGTTGAATACCCCATCTCCTCGGCACTCTGACCGAGATTCACGCTCGATACTTCCTCGTTTGCTTCGGGGTCGAGTTGAAGAATCGGAGTACGCTTTGCTTGATGGGCTCCTGAGAGCATCGCGTAAAAGTCTCGCCTGAACGCACGAAACACTTGAGGACTCATCTTACTTTTGACCGAAAGGATCGAGTTTACATGGATCCCGTTCGTGAAGTTGCTCGCGTTGTACGTCTCCGCGTTAACGAGGTAGGTGATCACACGCACGAGCTCCTCAAGCTCAGGATGCCCGTATCCTCTCGAATAGACCCAAGTGCGAGGACGACGAATCCCAAAAGCGAGAGAATCAGCATCCCACTCCGCGACCTTCTTCCCGTTGATGACCTGAATGAATGCAGAGTCTTCCCAGTCTCTTCGGCCCTCCGCTTTCTCCTCATCAGAGATCGCAGAGCGCCGAATCGTTGAAGCATCGACGGGGATAAACCCCGTGACTTCTCCGCCTCGATTCTTCATGATCTCAAAAGCGCACTGATCGAAGGTTAACGAGTCTCGCAGGATCATTCGGACAAACGACTCAAACGAATCCGCGCCCCCGTACTTGTACCCTTCGCCACAGCTCTCGAGCCATCGAGTCAACTCATTGATCTTGTCTCGTAGCTCATCAGTCATCTCAGCGTCGGAGTCTCGTGGTGAGATCACGAAGCCCGCCGAGTATTTATCTTTTTGAGGTGTGCAGAACTCCGCGACTTGATTGACGCGGGTTTGAATGATCGCAGACACTACGGGGACATTAGACATACGACGAAGCACCTCGTAGTCGAGGCCGATCGTGCCCTCATGCTCAGTGCTCCGATACGAATCTCCATATGCTGCGGTGCTGTCCCAAGGGTTGACGTCATGCGCGATCGGCTCGGACGGCCCCACGTTCTCGGAGGTCATCGCCTTTTGAATCAGGCTCTCCGAGATCTCAGTGAGCTCTTGCATCCGCTCGAACCATGACGGACGGGGATTGTGTGTTCTCATTGGTAATCCTCATCGGTGAAACGATATGCGAACATAATCCAACTCTCACGCCCCTCTTGATGCCCCTTGAATGGACGGCGACGTGTCACAACGCCTTCCCCCCATGAGCCATCTCCGAGCCTTCCGTGAGCGTTCCCTTCAATGGTGAGTACGTGAGTCGGAGTTACCTCGACCGCTCGGGTGATGTGTTGCCCCCATCGTTTGGAGGTCTTCTTCCCGATGACGACAATGTCACCCCGTTGAATCTGATCGAGAGGGATCTCCCGCTCTGTGCCTCGGCAATGCTCCCAGAGGCGATACGTAGAGGGGAGCACTTTCTTTCGTAGATCAGATCTCAGCTCGATGTCACACCAAGCCGCGAAAGCTCCACACCAAGAGAAGCCCCCGAGTTTCAAATTCCAAGAATTGAGATATGGTGTGTCCTTGGGCCATTCGAGTCCCTCTCGGATGTAACGTATGATCTCGGCTCCCGTGTGCCCGTTGTTCTCTGCGGTCGCCTCGTAGTACTCGCCAGCACGATCCTTGTGGAGTAGCTCTCCTCGATCATTGACATACATGTTCCGTGGAGGCTCAACGACGTTCATCGCGTGAGCCTCATATGCGCGAGCGATCATCCGCTCAATTCGTTCTGCGTTCATGTGGATCTCCTTTTCACGGTATAATAACACAGCCCCGAAACACGGAGAAAACATGGAGCTCAAGCAACGAAATCTAACCATAGTATTGATCGACTTAATCGGCTCGACCGCGTTTGTGTCTCGGGTGGGCGCAGTCCGCGCCGCGACTTGGCTACAATATCACGACCGCC